TTTATAATGGCATTAACAACATATTCAGGATTAAAATCATCTATAGCAGATTGGTTAAATAGATCTGATTTGACAACTCAAATTGCAGATTTTATTGCACTAACTGAAGCTGACTTTAATGCTAAACTAAGAATACGACAGATGGAACAAATAGATGCTATTACAATAGACTCTGAAACAGAAACTGTTCCAACTGGTTTTATTGCAGTAAGATCTTTATACATATTATCAGCTAGTACTAAATACGTTTTAGAATACATAACTCCACATAATATGTTTGAAATTAAAGCTGGTTCAACAACTGCTAGACCTAGAGTCTATACAATTGAAAGTGATAATGAAACAGAAGCTTTACGTTTTGGCCCTGCCCCTGATTCTTCTTATACTGGGTACTTATCATATTATAAAAGTTTTGGAGCTCTTAGCGATTCTAATACATCAAATTACATTTTAGCAAATCATCCAGCAATATATTTATATGGTTCATTATACCATGCAGCAAATTTTTTAGGTGGAATAGATCCTAACCAAGTACAACAATGGTTACAAATGTATATATCTGCTATGGAAAGATGTGAAAATAATGACAAACAAGATTCATATGGTGGAGCACCTGTATCACAAAGAACAGATGTGCAAACCGACTTATCATTTTATAGGGCTAGATAATGCAATTACCTTTTGGAGAATGGCTACCTGATCAACCAGAACATGGAATGAAAGGTGCTAACGTAGCAACTAATGTTTATCATGCTTTGGGATCTTATAAAAGATTCCCATCATTAGTATCATATTCTACTAACAACATTGGAAAAAATGCTAAAGGTGCAGGATCATTTAGAGATAATGCTAACAATATTTATAATTTTGTAGCAACTAAAACAGATATATATCAATTAGCATCTGGAACATTTACATCTCGTAAATCAGGATTAACTGGTGATGAAGATGACTTTATTACATTTACACAATTTGGTAACTATGTAATTGCAAGTAATGGAGTAGATCAACCTCAATATTATTTAATGGGAACATCTACTAACTTTGCAAATCTTAATGCAATTCAAACAGCAGGTACTACACCTTTATTTAGAACTACAGGAGTTGTTCGAGATTTTTTAGTAAGTGGAAACATTAGTACAGCTACTAACAGAATACATTGGTCTGGTATTAATGATATTAGTGCATGGTCAGGTAAACAATCTGACTTCCAAGACTTACCTGGATCAGGTGGTAAAATAGTTCATGTAACCTCTGGAGAGGTAGGATATGTATTTAGACAAAATCAAATAATTCGTATGGATTATGTTGGTGGAGCAGTAGTATTTAGGCTATCAGTAATATCACCAAACAGAGGAGCTGTATATGGACAGACAGTATGTCAAGATAACAGAGATGTATTTTTCTATTCAGATGATGGCTTCTATCAAATTAATGGTGATAGCGTAGCACCTATTGGTGTAGAAAAAGTAAATAGATTTTTTGATTTAGATTTAAACAAAGCATATACAGATAGAATTAAAGCAGCTACTGATCCATTTAATCAGTTAGCTATGTGGGCATATCCAAGTAAAGATGCAGTAGCATCTGGTGGAATATGTGATAAGATTATAATCTACAATTATGCTACTAAAAAATGGTCTTTGGCAAAAGCACAAACAAGTGTAATATTCCCACAATTTGTAGGAGCATTTACTGTAGAACTAATGGATATTATTTCTCAAAATCTTGAAGATATTAATGCTGCATTAGATACAGATTATTGGTCAGGTGGACAAATGTTTTTAGGTGGAATAAATGAAGATTTTAAAGCTGCAATCTTTTCAGGAAACTCTAATGAATGTGAAATAGAAACAGCAGAAATTGAAGGATTTAAAGGTGCTAGAACTAATCTCACAGGAGTTAGACCAATAGTAGATGCAGTATCAACTGTTACAGTTAAAACTAGAGAAAGATTAGCAGACACAGAAACTCAATCTAGTTCATCTTCTATGGTAGATAGTGGTATTAATCCTGTTAGACAATCAGGAAGATATATAAGAGCAAATGTTAAAATAGCTTCAGGTACTAATTTTAATCATGCACAAGGTATAGATCTTGTTGCATCTAAAGCAGGATATAGATAATGGCAGATACAATAGATATAGATAATGTAAGGTATTCTTTTGAAGCACAAGAGTATTTTCAAAGACAATTAGAACAAAGTGTGAACGAATTAATTAACAAAAATAATACTGAAAGCGATAAAGCATTCAGCTGGTTTATGAATTAGGAGTAATAAATGGCAGGAATAAAAGATTATAGTAGTACAGCAGGTAATAATACATCGGTAGGAGGTGTATCTATTGCCGAAGGAATGTTGCCTTCAAACATCAACAATGCTTTTCGTGCTGTTGCTGCTGATATAAGAGAATGGTACAATGACTCGCAATGGGTTATTTATGGAGATGGAGATGGAGCTCATACATTTGCATATGCAAGTGGAACATCTTTTACAGTTAATGGAGCAAACGTAACTTCTATTTATGAAGCTGGAAGAAGAATTAAAGTAGTAGCATCAACGCCTGGTACAATATATGGAACAATAGCTAGTTCATCTTTTTCATCAAATACTACAGTTAATGTAACTTGGGATTCAGGAAGTTTAAGCAGTGAATCTTTAGTTGTATACATAGCAGCTCTTTCAAAAAGTAATTCATCTATACCTGGTGGTTCAATAGGAACTACTCAAATAGCTGATGATTCAGTATCTACTGCAAAAATACAAGCAGATTCAATTAATGGATCTAAAATAGCAAATGATAGTATAGACAGCGAACATTATGTTGATGGTTCAATAGACACAGCTCATCTTTCTGCTGATGCAGTTAATGGCACTAAACTAGCTGACAATTCAATTAATTCAGAACATTATGTAGATGCTAGTATTGATACTGCACACATTGCAGACTCACAAGTTACTACAGCAAAAATTGCTGATGACGCTGTAACTGCTGCTAAAATAGCAGATGCAGTTTTAGTAACAGCTTCTGAACACGCATCTCATACACCAGACGAAGTTACTGTATTAACTACAGCTGGTTCTGATGCTAGATATTTTAGACAAGATTCAAACGAAACAATTACTTCAGGTGTAACTTGGTCATCTGGAGATACTCATGTTGCTACTACACAAGCAATTGATAATAGAATTATAGATTTAGTAGATGATGTTGGAGGCTTTGTTCCAATAGCAAATGAAACAAGTTTTCCTAATGCTAACCCAGATGTAAATAATGCTGCAGGAACTATTGTTAGTGTTACTACATTAGGATCATCACATACAGCTAATGGTTCAGGAGTAGTATCTATATCTAATGGTACTGTTGGAAACTCAACAGTTACATTAAATGGATGTGGAGCTAGTGCTTCTTTACCAGCAGGTTTTGGAATTTTAGTAGAAACAACTTCTACATTAAACACTTACACTTTTGTTAGACTTATTCCTAAAGCAACAGAAGTAACAACTGTAGCTGCAAAAGCTACTCAAATAGGATTACTTGGAACAAGTGATGCTGTAGCAGATATGAATACTTTGGGTACTTCTCAAACTGTATCTGATATGAATACACTTGCAGCAATAAGTGGATTAAATACATTAGCATCAAACTCAGCAAATGTAACAACTGCTGTAAATAATTTAAATTCTATTAACAACTTTGCAGAAGTATATAGAATAGCATCATCGGCTCCCACAAGTTCATTAAATTCTGGAGACCTATATTTTGACACAAGTTCAGATACTTTAAAAGTATATGGAGGTTCTGGATGGCAAAATGCTGGATCTTCAGTAAATGGAACATCTGCTAGGTTTAAATACGTAGCAACTTCTAACCAAACTTCTTTTTCTGGTAGTGATGCAGATGGAAATACTCTTGCTTATGATTCAGGATATATAGATGTTTATCTTAATGGTGTACATTTAGATCCTACAGATTATACAGCATCAAGTGGAACTTCAGTTGTATTAGCATCAGGTGCTGCAACTGGAGATATATTATATATCGTTGGTTTTGGTACATTTGATGTAGCTGCTATTAACGCTGCTAACATTTCATCAGGAACTTTAAATGATGCAAGATTACCTACAACAATGGCAGGTAAAACACTTACTACTGCTACAGTAGAAGCTAATAGTTTAACTGCTAGAGGAGATGGATCTTCAGCTGCAGGACAAATTATTTTGAATTGTGAACAAAATTCACATGGTGTTAAGATTAAATCACCACCACATTCTGCTGCACAAAGTTATACTTTAACCCTTCCATCTTCTATAACAAATGGTTATTATTTAAAAACAGATGGTTCAGGAAATTTATCTTTTGCAGAAGTACCTCAACCAACAGTACCAACTGTAGCTAATGTTTCGCAAACTATAGCACCAGCTACAGCTACAACTATAAATATTACAGGTACAAATTTTAGTGGAATACCAATAGTACAATTTGTTAAATCAGACACAGGTGCTATTACATCTTCTAATACAGTTAGTTTAACTAATGCTACTACACTTTCAGTTAATGTTACTTTAGCATCAGGAACTTATTATGTTAGAATAGAATTAGAGAATGGTAGAGCTGCAAGAAGTACAAACGCAATTCTTACTGCATCTACAGCTCCTACATTTAGTACAGGAGCAGGATCTTTAGGAACATTTGCAGGTAATTTTTCAGGAACACTAGCTACTATTTCAGCAAGTTCTGATAGTACAATTGCATTTGCAGAAACAACTTCTGTACTTGCAGGTGCAGGAGTAACTTTAAATACATCAACAGGTGCGTTGACTACTTCCGATTTTGGAGCTAGTTCAACTACACCAACAACTTATACGTTTACATTAAGAATTACTGACGCAGAAAGTCAAACTACGACAAGAGAATTTTCTATGACTTCTAGCTTCGGTGCAACAGGTGGGGGACAATTTAACTAATGGCTGGTACAAATTTATATAAAACATTCAGTTCATCTACAAATAATAAAACTTGCACTTTGAGTGTTTGGGTTAAAAGAAGTGGACTAAACGATAGACAAGCAATAGCTTCTCAAACAGTAGATGGTAGTAATGAAACATTTATTTGGTTTGATACTAATGATGAATTATTTTTAAAAGAATCTGGTGAAGCTACTTATGAAAAAAGAACTAATAGAAAATTTAGAGATACTTCAGCTTGGTATCATATTGTTATGGCAATCGACACAACACAATCTACTGCATCAGATAGAGTTAAATTATATATAAATGGAGTTCAAGAAACTTCTTGGGCTAATTCTACCGACCCTGCTTTAAATGATGATACTAGATGGAATAGTACAACGCAGTTTAATATAGGAAGAATGAATTATGGTTCGGAATACTTTAATGGTTCAATGTCTCATCTTCATTGGATTGATGGAACTGCTTATGATGCATCAGCATTTGGTTCAACAGATAGTACAACTGGAGAATGGAAAATAAATACTTCTCCAAGTGTTACTTATGGAACTAATGGTTTCTTTATTTTAAAAGATGGAAACAATTTATCTGGTGCTACAGTTGCAGACCAATCTGGTAATAGTAATAACTTTCAAGTTGGTAATGGTACACTTACAAAAACAGAAGAT